AAATGCCCTTTTGGAGAACATTGTACTGGCTTGAAAGACAATCGAAACCTTAACTAACGGAGAAATGAAATGGCTAGTACAATAACCAATGCCTTTATTACTCAGTTCGAAGCAGAAGTTCACATGGCGTATCAACGCATGGGAGCTAAACTTAAAAATCTGGTAAGGACTGTTAATGGAGTAAGTGGTTCTAGCGTAAAATTCCAAAAGGTTGCGAAGGGAACAGCAACAACTAAAGCTCGACATGCTGAAATAGTTGCTATGAACCTTGCTCACTCTAATGTGTCTGCAACTTTAGCCGATTATTACGCTGCTGACTATATTGACAAGTTAGATGAATTGAAGATCAACATTGATGAAAGGCAAGTTGTGGCACAAAATGCTGCATATGCCCTTGGTCGTAAAACAGACGCTATTCTTATAGCTGTGTTGGATGCTGCTACTTCAGTCGCTGCAAATGTCAATTCGTCTGCTACAAGCATGACATTGATTAAAGCTAAAAACATGCAATCAGTTTTTGCTACTAATGATGTGCCTGATGACGGACAACGATACTTCGCTGTTGGTCCTACTCAATGGGGTGACCTAATGAGTGTGGATCAATTCTCAAGAGCCGAATATGTCGGACCTGAAAATTTACCATTTACAAATGGTGAATCAACTGCGAAAAGATGGATGGGCTTCCTTTGGTTTGTTCATTCAGGATTAAGCACTTCAGGATCGAATAGATTAACTTTGGCTTGGCATAAATCTTCTGTTGGTCTTGGCATAGGTCAAGATGTTAAAACAGAAGTTAACTACATACCTGAAAAAGTTTCTCATCTTATTACTTCTTCTCTCTCTATGGGAGCAGTTGCGATTGATGGTGATGCTGCCAGGGTACAACTTTGTACAGAATAGAAAGGGATATTTATGGCTTATGCAACTAGTAACCCAGTAAAGAAAATCTCCCAAATGGGAGATTCCAATTCTCTTTGGTACTATACTGACGGAGATGCCATTGGAACAATAGACAATGCTGATTATTTTTTAACAGACTATGCTCTATTGACTGCTGGAGATATTATTTTTATTAATAGTGGTGGATCAAATGCTGTGGTGGATATATTAATTGTATCTGCTTCAACATCCTCTACTGTTACAACTGTAATATTAGCGTAAATTATTATCTAGGGGGAATAAACTCCCCCTAGTTTAGAATGATTCTAATATGGCAACGACAAAGATAGACATATGTTCAACAGCTCTAATTCTTATAGGAGCAAATACAATCACATCTTTTACAGATGACAGTACAGAGGCGACTGTCTGCAATACGATCTACGAGGATATTCTTAAAGCATCCCTGACAAGACATAGATGGAGATTTGCATCTGAACAAAAACAATTAAGTTTACTAACAGCAGCTCCAACAGGACGATTTGCGTATGCTTACCAACTGCCTACAAGTCCTCAACTCATACAAATTATTACATTAACAGTTAATGATGCAGTCATTCCATATGAACGATACGGAGATAAAGTTTATTTGGACAGCTATGGTAGTACCTCTACCGTTGTTTGCGATTACATCTTTCGTCAAGATGAATCGTATTTTCCTCCACACTTCATATTGGCACTTGAATATCATTTAGCTAGTCTGTTTGCTGGATCAATAGCTAGGGATTCAGGAATGATTAAACAATTTTCTGAAATGGCTGAACGACAATATCTAGTTGCCAAGAATATTGATTCGGCTGAAAAGACAACTCAACAACTTAATGTAACTCGATTTACAAATTTAAGACAATCAACGAGAGTTTAAATGGCTAGAACATTAAGAACTGTTCTAACAAACTTTAGTGGTGGAGAACTCAATCCACTACTTAAAACAAGAACGGATGCAAAAGCATACTTCAACGGAGCGCAGACACTTCGCAACTGGTATATGCTGGATACTGGTGGAATCATGCGTAGGCAAGGAACTTCCTATAAGCAAACACTAACTGGAGAATCTCGAATACTTCCATTTGTGTTCTCAGATGACGAAGTTGCCATATTTTCTTTAAGCAATAATAGGATGGATGTCTTTAGCAGTACAGGATCGTCTATCCAATCCAATATAACATCCAACTGCAACTGGACCACAGCCCAGTTATTTGAATTAAATATAGCCCAATTTGGCGATACAGTTTTTATAGCTCACAGGGATAATCCAACAGTTAAAATCAAGAGGGCATCAGCATCATCATTCGCAGCTACCATATTTGCCTTTGATTCCCATTCTTCAGGATATCCACGCTATCAACCTTATTATAAGTATGAGGATAGTTCTGTTACACTAACCCCAGCAGCAACGACTGGAAGTGGAGTTAATGTAACTGCATCATCTGCCATATTTGATTCTGATGCCAACTGGGTAGGTAAAGTCTTGCGCATTGGTGAAAAAGAAGTTGATATTACAGCAAGGACCAATACAACCGTTGTTGTCGTAACCATCAGGGAAACATTGGCAAGTACAAGTGCTAATGCTGAATGGGATGAACAACTGATTTCCTCTCACAGAGGATATCCCCAAGCAATTACCTTTCATGACAATAGGTTGTGGTTGGCTGGTGTTAAATCCAAGCCATCTTCAGTCAATGCCAGTCAAGTAGGGGATTATTCTAACTTCAGCGTAGGTACTGGTCTTTCAAGCGAAGGAATAGACGTTGCCATTAGTGGAGATCAGGTGAACGAAATCCGTCATCTTTATTCCAGTTCCAATCTACAGATTTTTACAGATGGTGGTGAATATATTATTCCGACATCATCCGATACTGCTGCAATAACCCCAAGCAACATTGTCTTTAGGCGACAAACACCCTATGGATGCTCTCGAACAAGACCAATTCTATTTGACGGAGCATCCCTTTTCACGCAAAAGAATGGTCAGGCAATCAGGGAATTTATTTATTCCGATACCGAGGCTGGATATATTTCAACCAATATTTCGGTAATGGCTAACCATCTTATAGACAGTCCAAAGGATATTGCTATGATTAGTGGAAGTTCTACTCGCCCTGAACAATTTGCTATTTTTACAAATAGTGGAAGTACCCATGGTGGAAAGTTAGCTGTCTTTCATTCGATAAGAGAGGAAGACATAGCTGGATGGACCATGTGGAGTACAAGGGATGATGATACATTTCACAGCGTTACAAGTGCCAATGAACACTTGTTTGCTGTATGCAAACGAACCCTGAATAGTGTAGTAACCTATACATTGGAGAAGTTTGCAGAAGATGATTCAACAAGCCTTGACTGTTCAACAGCGTCTACCCTAAACCAGCGTGGTACTCCTCTCATTAAAGGCGCATCACAGTCAGGGCTTTCGTTAATAACGGATGGATTTACTTCATCCCCACAAGTACAAGAGGCATTTACAATTAGTGGAGTAACAGGAACATACACCACTACTGCTGTTACGAACAACGGAGGTGGCACATATACCCTTACACTAGATGCTACATTGGCATCTTCCCCAGCAGATAACGCAGCCATTACACTTACAAAAGGATTCTTGCATGATGTGAATGCCATTTATACTAGCGAATCTGTTAATGCTGTAGCTGGCAATTCCTCATTAGGAGCATTTACAGTATCAGGTGGCGACCAAGTTACCTTTACCGTTGATCCCCAAGCAACAGGTGTAAGCATTGGATTCAATTATACGCCTTCCTTGGAAACCATGCCGATTGATGTAGAAACGGAAACTGGTCCTCATACAGGACTTCCTAGAAGAATAGTGCGTTGCATTATAGATATAGCTGACGCATTGGATATATCTTTGAAAGCTCCCAATTCATCTGCAACATCACATGAACTGGTAATCTTGCAAAGTGGATTTACGATAGGTAGTGATTTGATAAAGCAATCAGGAAAGAAAGAATTTTATTTTTTAGGATATGATAAATCTCCTACAGTAACAATAACACAGAATGATCCCTTGCCATTGAAGGTACTGGGAATGGCACTTGAGGTTCAAATAAGCTAATGTCTTGGTGGTTAGTAGCTGGAGCAGCAATGTCTGTTGGAAGTAGTTTTCTGGGCTTCTCCATGGGGAGAAGGGAAGACAAGACACATCTTCAAAAACTTCATCAGGATAAGCTCCTTACTCGATACAATACGGTATCCAATACTAATACTATACTGGATACTTTAAAATCAGCACAGTCTGATAATATAACGGTAGCTGGAACAGCCAACTATCATGCCTTTGATAGTGCCTCTTTCAAGGCAATTCAAAAGAGAATGACAACCTTGGCAGAAAAAGACATTACAAATTTAGAAATGACTAATGCAATAGCAATTAGTGGGATAGACACTTCTATTAAGAATCTGAACTTTAACATGA